CCGCGATTTGCGCTAGGATAGACGACAAGCTGTCCCGAATCAAGAACGTAGGGCTCAACGATGCTACTGAAGATACACTGGATGACCTCATAGGTTACCTCGTTCTGCTCAAAATAGCACGTGAGGAGCCTAATAGAGCCCAAACGAACATAAAATTAGATTTAGAAGGAGTGATTTGTTAATGTCAGACGACTGGGAAGCAAGTTCGATGCGTTTAAGTCCGTCGAAGATAAACACATTCAGAAAATGTCAACGTGAGTTTTACTACAAGTACATCGCTAAGTTGCCAGAACAAAAGACCATCCATTTATTTCGCGGAACTTTAGTTCATGCGATTCTTGAGGATTTGTTCAAGACACAATTTAAGAGCTTCAGCGCATGGGAGAAGGGTAATCCTCATGAATGGATACTAAATGAGTTTGAAAATGGATGGGCAGACAAGATTGAAAAGCATAAATGGCTTTGGGACGTACATTCTGACGAAGAAATATCTGCTATGAGGGTAGAAACACACGATATTTTGGTGAATTTCGTAAAAGCTGTCGATAAAAAACTGAATGAAATGGTTGATTGGAAGATTTATAAGTCAAAATGGCAAGCTTGGAACAGTGTAGCACCTAAATATGCAGAAAAATGGGTAAAATCACAAAAGTATAACGTTATTGGTATAGTAGATGTAGTCTGTAATGACTTTGATGGTGGTACAACACTGCTAGATTACAAGACAAGTAAGCGTTACGGTCCATATTTACCTGATGATTACTACACACAGTTGATTATTTACGCGTTTTTGTACACGTTAGAGATGGGTGACATGCCAAATTTCGTTGGCGTCTCTTATTTGCGTTTCGATGACACGTTTTATGTTAAAGTCAACCAAGGAGTTTTAGATGAAGCTAAAGAAATCATCATGAATGTGCATGATTTGATAAAAGAAAAGCACGAAGAAGAAGATTGGGAGCAAACTCCACAGAATTTATGTAAGTGGTGTTCGTTTCACAGTAGTAAAGACGGCCCTTGTGATGCAGAAATACCTAAATGGAAACCGAAAGGTAACTTTAAACCTAGGAAAAAGTACGCTAAAGCGGAAAATGCTGTACTTTCTGACGATGATATTGAAAAATACATGGCACAACCAGAAGAGGAGGAACAAAAATGATAGATGGACCAATGGTACAGGCGGTAGCAGCAATGTTTGGACTACTTATGTTGTCTGCTGGGTTCTGGATGGCACTAAGATATGCAGACTGATGATGTATTTTGGGTTGACCAACCATATACTATGGGTATATATGTCCAATTAAGGATATATATGCTTCAACTCACACTATATACGACGAAAGCTTTAAATACTATCACGTTCTAATATACTGCATGGCGCGCGACGACTACGGCGCTATCTCCGTGATTTCTGACGAGGAACGAGAAGCTTTGGGCTTAGGAGGTAGAGGTCGAAAACCAGACGAAGAGGAAGGTCTATTTGAAACAATAGGCAAAGCAGGTGATAAACTTGGTGAAACTCAGTTAGGTAAAAAATTAGGTTCTATACTTACCGTCTTAATATTAGCCTTTTTTGGCGGTGGTGGTGACCTTAGCGCTATACAAGAGATTTTCGGAGGAGAGGATGAAAGTAAACCAAGGGGTGGATGTACTGACCCAACTGCCATTAACTATAAACCAGATGCTGATTTTGATAATGGTACTTGTGTATTCCCTCCTCCTGTCATTTATGGATGTACTAACCCCGACGCTGATAATTATAACTCACAAGCTACTCACGATAATGGTAGGTGTCAGTTTTTGGGCGGACCGATAGATAACGGGACAGGGAATCAAACGAATGAAGATGATACTATCTACGGATGTATGGATATAGATGCATCTAATTATAACGAAAGAGCAGAAGAAGATGATGGTAGCTGTGAATACGAAGAGTATGACTGCACATCTAATGAAACTTATTTTTACAACGGTATGGAATATGGTAATTATTCAAGAGAAGATAACTCATTGAATATAACCATAGATATAGATACCAACTGTGACCAAGATACTTTACCAGTATTAGTTTATTATGATATAGGTCACATGAAAGTAGAAGATAATGAAACAGTATGGAACGGATATATGTATAATAACTATTTCTTTAACGTTACTGGTTGGGAAGCTAACGAGTATCAATTAACGTCTGGTCCAGAATACTTTACTGAACCGTATACTGGTTGGTATATGGTATATGTAAACTTGTACGCAGATTGGGATAGAGATGGTTTATATGACTACGTAACATACTTTTATATTGAAGAAATAGTTTTGGAGGAAGAATGAGTGATGGAGCCGATAGAGATTCTGGAAATTCTAGCAATAGTGATGGCTGTGCTAGGTGTGGCGTGTGGTGTACTTGTAATAAGTACGGCGCTAAAACAAGTTTTTCGTTATCTTCCGCAACTTCCCTCACTCCAAAAACAGAAACCATCAAAAAAGCAAAAGAAGAAAAAAAGGAGGACTGAGAGAATGAGTAAAGACACAGCAAGTGAAGGAGTAACATTCAACGACATCTTTATGTTTATGATAGCTGTACCCTTAGTATTACTATGGGTAGGTTTTGCAGGATTCGTTATACACAGCGGTTTGCAAGACGACTCTGTTCTAGAACAAATAGAGGGGTATACAACTTTGATAGCTATTCTGGGAGGGCCAGCCCTTCTAATTATCAAAGATGCCTTAGATGTTTGGAAACAAGAACAAGCAGAAAAGACAGCTTTCTACAAAGTAAAGGCACAGGCAGTTATAGATTACAACGATGCAGCTCAAAAGCAAATGCAAATGATAGAAGCAAACGCACAGCAACAAGAGCACAAGATGGAAGCATCAACTATATCTAAAGTAACAGCTAAGAAAAAATAGGATGATGGGATTTATGACATGTCCAATATGTGAGAAAAGAACTGTAGGTTATTTGTATGACGGTACTAGACGTTGTTATACCTGTAGACCGATATACAAGGGATAATCTTTATATACTCACACGCCCTAATAGTATTGTGGCCTCTAGAAAGACCACGAACCCACAGGATTCTTACGCAGTATGCGTCTTATGGGGCCACACAACGAAAGCTTTATATAGTGCATTGACATTATATTATTGCAGGTGAACAACCTATGGCAAACGAAACAAGTAATCAAACAGCTGAAAATAATGAAACTGCTGAGGGCAACCTCACAGCCATTATGGATACTGTAGAAGAATCAGGCTTATTAGATGCTATGATGGATGAACCATTACTTATGGCTCTTGCAGCATTAGTTTTGGGTATGGCAGGATATATCGCTTATACTGTACCAGCAGTAAAAGCTATGGTATTCAAATACTTAAAAAATAATGAAGCAGAGTTGATGGAACTTCTAGATAAGAATCTAACAAAAGCTCAAATGAAAGCCTTTGAAAAATTAGATGAACAAGCAAAAGTACACGTCAAAGACAACTTAGTCAGAAACGTTTTAGTCACTGCTTGGGATGAGAAAGATGATGAACTAGCTAGTCTAGTCAAGTCTAAAGTTAAGGCTGCTCTTGACGAACAGAAGTAATGGACGTTAAGGGATACGAAGAGCGTTTAAGAGAGAGAGTGGGTGAAGGAGAATATGAGCGACATAAAGAACTCGTACGGCTTCTTGCCCGCAATCTCGCGCTTGAAGACTTGTTGTGGGAAGAAATTCTTGTATCTATTCGGGATGTTGACGCGAGAACAGAGCTCTTGCGACAAAGAAACTCGATTGTACGTGATATCCATACTGAGTTTCGCGCTCTTAATATAGAAGTACCAACTGTAGTGGAAAAGAATACTGAAGGTTTTAGTAAAATATTGGAAGGTTTGATGGATGAAGAAGATGGCGATAAAGAACGAGCAGAAAGCACTGAACGCAGCGATTAGCGGTATTGCAGCTCATGATTCTATTGCCTTAGAAAAGGTTTTTGAAAGGTGCAGAACTGATAAAAAGAAAATGACTTTACTAATTCGTGCATTTTGTGAATGTTATCTTATAGATAATAAAAGAAGACCGTTGAAACTTAGACCTATGCAAGAGGATATTGTTGTTGAATCTTTAACATATCCTGATGGAGATGTCGAAAGACATCGTAAAGTAGCTATATTGGCTCCACGTGGCTCAGGCAAATCATTTGCTCTTTCGGTAGCTGTATGTATCTACATGTTCTTTAAAAGATTCAGAGATTTAATTTTTGTTTTGGCTCCATCAGAGGACCAAGCAGCTTTAATTTTCAATTACTGTTATAGGCATTTTGCAGATAATGCTTTTTTAGATGGCTTAGTAGACCATTATAGGTTTCACAATAAGCCTAATATCACAATGAAGGGAGGTACGGTGCTACGTAGAGCTCCTATAGCTGCATCTAATCAGGGACAAGCTATACGTGGACAACACCCAACTTTTTTAATAGTGGACGAGAGTCCATTGATAGACGACAAGTTATTTATAGATAATGTAGAACCATCAATCATATCTAACACAGCGCCGTTTATCAACTTAGGGACTCCAAAATCAAAAGAAAATCATATGTATCGTTATTTATACGATGAATCTTATTCAGAAAGTTTCACACGATTACATTATACATGGAAAGATGCTGTAAAGCGTGGAAGAGCGTACGACCCTCCATATACTGAGGAAGATATGCTTACAAAGATGATGGAATGGGGGGAAGATTCAATATATTGGAGGACAGAATATGAGTGCGAGTTCGTCGAGTCGTCGTCCAACATCTTCAATCCAGAATTATTACGAAGCACATTCACAAGAGGACTTGGATTTCACCAGCTCGGAGAGAAAGTTCATAACTGTACTGTGGGTGTGGATATTGGTAAATCCGTTAATAGCACTGTTATTAGTGTATTTACTTGTGAAAAAACAAATACACAAAATGTTGCAAGACTTATCTATTTGGAAGAAATCAGTCCTAGAACAGGTGGACATGATATTCCAT